AACATTGGTACCAAGTGTGATTGATCCAAGTGAGTTTGCAATATTAAATTTGGTGTTTACTCCAGTAACATAGATTGACCCGTTTGATACTGATACTGTACCAGAAATTTGGTTAGTAATAGTTCTGGAAACAGCTGTGTCTTTCTGTGTTATAGTTAAATTCTTATTCAAATCTGCATAGTTTACAAATCCAGATGGATGTAAAAGTTGGCGAAGAACATCTTTATATTTTGTAAACTCTGTCAGAGAGGATGTTATGTAAGAATAATCCACATAATAATCATTACCTTGGAGTTTTCTTTCAGAACTTGATAGAATGGAATCAGATGTTGTCCATCGGCCAGATAAAGTGGAATAAGAATTACCAACTTGAGCTGTTGCAGTTGCAGAGCCATCTCCAAAGTTTATCAAATCAACTTGTGGAATGTACTGATAACCAGCACCACCTGATGTAACTCTAATTGTTAAAATTTGACCAGGAACAGTATCGGTAAGAGCATTCAAATTTTCACCATCACCCATCAAAGATGTGATTGCAATATTTGCATTAGCTCCAGCTGTTGATGAAACTGTAACTGTTGGGAAACTGCCTTGAGTATAGTTAATACCGCCAATAACACCTCTTGACAATGATCCGATTGGTGAATTGTTTGAATGAACCGTTCCATCACTAAACGAAAATGCAACATTTACAGTTGCGGTGGTAGAAGATGTGACTGCATTGATAAATCGTTCTTGGCTTCTAATGGTAATCTTATCTCCAACACCAGGCTCTCCTGCTGCACCAAAAGATGTACCTGTTCCAGTAATAACAATTGAATTGTTCAACACGTTTGCAGTACCAGCAACTCTCTGAGATTGCACTTTAATTTTGGTGATTGTTCCAGAACCAGCCACTTCGGTAACTGCAGCAGCTGCGCCGTAACCATATGTGCCAGATGGATTTGTTCCAAAAATAATTTCATCACCAACTTTGTAATTTACTCCGCCATTATATACATCAATTCTACCAACTGCTCGAAAAGATTTGATATCACTTAGCGTGCTGCCTAAGAAATAAAGAGAACCTTGAGAATCTAGTATAGCCGTATTTACAGATGTATTAGAGAATAAAATAATAGCATTAGTTATTGGGCCTAAGTTAGTAACTGTAAGTGAACTTAATGCATCAAAAATTCGTGTATTGATATTTTCGCCAGCTGGAATAACTTGTGAAGGAAATCCATAATCAACCGCAGATAGAGTAATATTTGAATACGTATTAATAATATCATCATTAACTAAAAATGTAATATTAGTATTAGCGCCAGAAGTATCAACACCATCAACAGCGCCAGTAAGAAATGAATTACCTGGAGTGTTAGAGCTTGAAATTAAAGAGGCAGTACTAAATCCTGCACCACCATAATTAACAACAATACGATTTGTTAGACCAGCTGTTACAGACTCAACTTCTGCCGTAGCAGCACTTGTTGCGCCGCCACCAAGAATAGTTACGGTGTCACCAACATTATAAGAGGCACCAGAACCTGTAACCAAAATGGATGTTAATATTGAAAATGTATCCGCAACAAGTGTTATCTTTGTTCCATTAGGATCAATAATATCCGTTATGACTTGTTCACCATTGGTAAATATGCCACTTAAAGTTTTCTTATCAATAATTAATTCAAATGGCAAACCAAAGTTTAATCGGTCGGTAATAATACGCTTCGAAGCACTTTCAATAATAGCAGTAGCACCCGATGTTTGGCCTGTAATTTTTCTATTGTTTAATAGAGTAACATCAAAATCATCATATACAACTTTAATCGCTGTGTTTGAAACAGGCGCAGAATTAAAAACCAACTTCCTAGATTCTTTTCGAATTGTGTAATCGGTATTAATTGTTTTTAACACATCGTCAACATAAACTTCAACCGCATCAGGATCAACTTGTTGAGCCAGAAAGAATGTGGTATTTGAACCTGTTCCTGTATACGTGCTACGAATATCAGTTTCTAATTTTAAAAGATTGTCAACTGTCCATTTACCATCTGATATTCGCAAGACATTATTTTTTGGTAAAATAACATCCACTTCATCATTGAACAGCATTCTGAACAATAACTTGAATGACTTTTCATTGCCTCTAGAAATATAAAGAGGTAAAACATTTTTAATAAGTGTTTCTTTGTTTATTTCAACATCTCTAGGAATCAAAGAGGCAAAGTTATTAAAGAAACTTTTTTCAAATGCGCCAATGGATACATCTACATCGGACACATACCTCATTTTTTTACCTAAAGATAACACATCGTTTTTCTGTGTTCCTTGGGCCGTTTCCATAAACTCATAATAGGCTTCAAGGAAAGAAACAAATAACGGATATTCATCCGTTACATATTCAGGTACTTGTTGTGCAACAAGCAGAGATGTTTTTAAATTGGACATTTAATTAATCAGATATTTTAACTAAATCAATTGTGATAGATGTAGGGTCGGTTTCATCAATTGTAATAATTGTGCTTCTAATAGTTTCAACAATGCCCTTTTCTGACTCAAATGATAGTCTTATGTAACCGTCAGCTGAAGCAACAGATAAAATGTTAATATCAAAAATGTTAATTAAACCAGCGTTATAATCAATTTCACCAACATTATCATCAACGATTTGTCTTTGTGCAGCTGAATCATAATAAATTGTTCTAAGTGTTCCTACTCGACCATCTACTATTGCAATCGCTGCTGCGCCATATCCATCACCACCGGTAATTGTTACTACAGCTCGTGTGTAATCGGTTCCACGATCTACGATATTAATATTCTGAACTCTGCCGTTAACAATAATGGCTTCGGCTGTTGCACCAGTACCATCACCAGTAATAGTTACTGTTGGTGCAGAGGTATAACCTGTACCCGCATCAGTAACACCGATTGAGGTAATGCCTGAAGATGACTGAGGTATTTCATCAAAGATAACAGTTCTTTCAATACCATCTACATCCAAAACATTAAAACTGGTTGATGTTAGTTTATTCGTAATTGTGCCACGATGTAAAGGTGCATTAAAATCAATTGCGTAATTTTTAGATTGATTTAATACAGGCAAAAATCTTTTCTGTAACCTGACAACAGTTTCAGAGCCAACAATAGAATTTAAATTTGTAGCATCAATTGAATCTTGCATCTTAGACAAAATGAACTTAGCACCAAATTTATTTAATTTGGAATTTCTGTAACCTATAATAGCATTTCTAATATTATTTTTAATGCCATCTGCACTTACAGTTGTTTTCTTAGGATCGTACTGTATGTAGTTGTTAACCAATAAGTATAAAAATTCAGGATCTTTAAACTCTGCTTGAACAGAAACAATAGATTTTGGCTTAACAATATCATTTAAAATTCTTTGTTTTTCAGTTTCAGAAATATAGTAATCTGTTTTTGGTTTAATAGATATGTAAACTTTGCCATAAACTGGAGGAGTTTCTTCTTCGCCACCCCAGACTGAAATAGAATCTAGTGACGGATAATTTCTAGTGATGTATGACTCATAATCTTTAAAAGTAACCAACCTATTTTGTGTGGCAAATTGAGCTGTAGCATTGTACTTTACTTCACTAACCGTTTCTCTATTTGAACCACCAGCAGCAACAGATACAGTATCAACTGTAATATTGGTGAATCCACCGATAGCAGCACTTACGGTAAACGAAGAAGCTTTATTTGCAATTGATCCATTTGTTGACAAGTATGTTACATTAATAATTGAACCATCATTAATTCTTCTACCAATAACATCGTCACCAAAATAAATCTTATACTTACCGCCTCTAGCTTCTTGTAAAAAATACACCTCAGACGAATTAGTAACATCTAAAACATCAGTAACTTTATTGTATATTGATATCTGTGAATTACTTGAAGAAGGTCTAACTGAAACTGTAATCGTACTGGTATCAATATCAGCATCCGGAATTTCGAAAATAGCTTTTGGATTTGCAGATTCATCATGTGTGAATGAATATGCTACAAATTGTCCTTCTTTAATTTCTAAGTTCTCAAAGAAATAATTTGTTCCACTTTTAGTAACGGTTGTATCAGCCATTACGTTGAAATTATAATTTTGATTATCGATAGTATTGGATAACAATACAAAACCTTTTGGTATTGTTACCGTATTTACTGTTGTACTACCAGAGTCAACTGTTAAGTTAACAATGGCTGTAGGTGCTGTTTTAGAATAAGGAACATATCCCAATGTTTTAGCATGCGAAACAACAGAATCTCTTAACAATGCGGTATCTAAAAACGACTCATTAGCTACCATATTAAGATAGTATGCATTATAGTGTGTGTTATATGCCAAAAGGTTGATTAACACACTAAGGCCTGAGCCCTCAAAATCATAGTCTTGAAACTGTGACTGTTGTTTTAAATATGATTTTAAGTTGGTTTTGATTGTATCAAAATCAAGTTCTGCAACTTGTAGACGGTTATCTGCCATTTATCGAACTCGCTCTAAGAAAAATTTGATTGCTACCGGGTCGGTTCTATTGAGGATTTTAAACAATAGCTCAACTTGAAATCCATTATTGTCAAAATCTGGTTTAATAACAACTTTAGAAACACTGGCTCTAGGCTCAAAATTATCAATTGTTTCTATAATCTCACGTTCAATTAGAGTTGCTGTAACCATATCTAATGGTTCAAATAGAAGTTTTCTAATATTGCAACCAATTTCTGGTTGAAAGGGAATCTCATAGTGGTTGGTTGAAACTAAATTCTTAATTGAATTAATTACCGCTAGTTCAGCCCTATGTTTGTTAATGTCTTTACGGATTGGATGAATTGCAAAATTCAAATCCAGGTCCAACCATTCTCTACTTGTTGTTATTGCTGTTGCCATTTTCTATTTATGTCACTGGTTAGCAAGCCTAGATTTTAATTTATCAGTTCCAATAAAATTTTGGACTAAGCTGTCTTCAGATACTCCTAAATTTGAATATCTGCGTATACTTCTAGCTTCACTAACTAATTCATTTGATT